GCACCGAACTCTGTGTACCAGTTGTATGTTACGTTGCCGTTAGGAGCGTAAGCAGTACCAGTTACGATTGTGTGCCAGATAGCAGCTTCGTGAGTTGCAGCCCAAGACTTACGGATTACTTCAAGCTTACGCGCACGCACAGCAGCCAGAGTTTCCAGTTCGTCTACACCGAAAGCACGCTTACCTTGGATATCACGTGGAGTGATGGAGGCGTCTAGGGTGAAGTGTGGGATTGCAAATGCTTGCATTTTGCGAGTTGGATCGCTGACCACGGTGTGACGAGCACCACGGTGAACGTCTTTGATCAGACCGTATCCAACGGTGATTTCTTCAAGAGTAATAGTCTCTTGAGAAGTTGTGTCTTTTCCGAAGATGCCCAACTGTGTTCCAAGGAACCAGTCATTCGGGATAATCATCAGCGGCTGGGACAGGTCAGTGTATTCGTAGTTGTTGCCTGCGTAGCTACGAGTGGCCTGTTTAGCAAGTTGTACTGTAGACATTATGTCCTCCTATTAAACGTTGTTGTAGGTAAGTTGATCAACTGCGAAGATGTTCTTCAGAGCCAGTTTGTCAGTTGCAGTCTTACGTTGGTTATCAGTCGTAACGTCAGAACCAAAGATAAGTGCAGCCTTACCAACTTTCGCGTGACCGCGAGCCAGTACCAATACATTGGTGTATTCGGCAGCAGAAGGACGAGTCAGGTCGTCAATCAAAATGTATGTAGCGTCAGCCAGAGTTGCAGCAACAACTAGAGCACCAGTGCTGTCAAGAACAGAACCTGTGATCGTAGCGTTTACAGCAGACTTGAGCAACACTTCACGTGTTACGCCAGAACCAGCTTCTTCTTCGTATACCAGCCAGTTGCTTAGACGTTGTACATCAGCAGCGTAATTTGCCATTGTGTGTATCTCCTATAGATAATAAATTACTTAACGCCGTAACGGGCTTTAAGGATTTGAGTTGTGCGATCAACTTCTTCTTGAGACTCTGCACCAGCACCGGCAACGCCTGCTTCTTGCATCATTTCAGAATTGTCAACTACAGATGCCATAGACTTCATTGTGGCAACGGTAGAAGCGAACGATTCATCGTCTAGACCAGCCAGCGACTTCAATACAGCTTCTGCTTTATCAGCAGGAACTTTGGCATCAACCAGAGCAGCTTTACGCATTTCTACTTTAGCAGCTTCAGCAGCAGTTTCGAACGCAGCTAGTTTGTCTTGAGCGGCTTTCAGAACAACAGCTTGTTCGTCTAGAGCTTTTTGTACTTCGGCAACAAGCAATGCACCAGCGGCTTTTTCCAATGCTACAGCATCTTCAACAGCTTTAAGTACAAGAGACTCATGCACAGATTTTTCGATTTGTTCCACGATAGGTTCCTCGATAATAGTAGTTGGTTGTTCAACAGATTGTCCGGCTACAGCCAGAGCAATAGTTGCGGGGTCAATGTGATCAGTAGCTTTGAATACAAGCGTGGTGATACCATTAGCTGGCCCGCCTTGGTGCTTGCCAACAAGAGCAACGTGAGCGCCTTCATGTTCAAACTTAATGTCTGTCAGGCGGCGTTTTGCATCAGTCATGTTTCAATTCCTCGACAGTAGCCATAGCGCCAATAGAGACGCCGTTAATATCACCAGACTTCACACCATCCCAAAGAGCTTGCGATGTTTCGTCGCCTTCTGGGAAGTGCCACCATTGCAACCAAGTACCCTTTTTAACTTCCACTCCGTTGTCAAGCTTGAAGCTTGCGGGTGCAATGAAGGACTGGACAATTTCGGCTTTCTGTGTTTCGACTTGGTGAAAGAGGTTAGCAACTTGGCAGTGTGTATTGAAGTTGTTGCAGGCTTTCTCTACTTCCTCTTCGGTGTAGATATCACCGTGTAGGTCAACAGAGTCAGGCTCAAGAACAACAAACATCGCCATACGCTTCTCATCATTGAGAGCTTTAGTTACTTCAACTTGTACTGGAGACTCTTGCGAGCCTCCAAAATGTTTTTCAATCAGTTCAGCGAGTGCATCAACGAATTTCATTGTGGCTCCTTATGCGTTGTTTGCAGCAGCGTTGTCTCTGCCAGAAGCTTTCTTAGAAGCACCATTACCACCGCCAGCTTTCATTCCGTCACCAGCTTGGCTTTCGCCTCCCATGATTTCGTCTTTGTCTACTGGTTCATCTGGCTTCTTAGGTACAACTTTAATAGATTCACGAATCTTGTTCGCCATATCGCGGTCAAGTTCAAGAGCACCAACACTACCCATACGTTGAATAGCTTTGGAGAATTCATCCAAGTCAACTTCGTCAAGATCACCGTAGCACAGTTTAGGCAGTTCTCTTGCTGTCAGGATTTCTCCGTTAAGAGCAAAGAGTTGTGGGATCAGATCGTTGTTAAGCGTGTCTTGAATCTCTTTCAGACGGGCTTCAATAGCCATCGCCATGATGTTTGTTTTTGCACCAGCAAGCGAGTACGATCCAACTTGATCCTGACCCATCTTCAACATATCAGCAAACAACACCATCAGGATTTTGTTATCCCAACGCTTGATGATTACGTCTGTGTCGTACATCTTTCCACCTTGAGTGGAAGTCAGTTCAAACTTGAAGAGGGGTTGACGGCTCTCTGGGTCAAATGCCTGTGGCAAGATGAGTCCAGATTGTTCGTTCATTTGGATGTTACGGATAACGTTCTTGTAGTATTCGAAGATTGCCTTCTCACTATCAGATGCGTCTTCACTCATGTAGCGTGGTGGAAGATACAGAGTTGGCATACCGTTCATGTCACGTGTGACACCGATAGCTTCCTGTTCTTCAATCTGTCTACGGAAGAGCCAAGCGTTGTAGCAACCACGTAGAGGGCTGTTGCCTTCTGGGTTGTCACGCTTTGCGTCCACACGAAACAGCATGAATTTCTTACGAGGGATTTGGATGATGCCGTTCTGACTCAGGTTGAAGTAGCGATCACCGTTCTGAACGCCCGCTAGGGACTGTTCAAGACCGACTAGATCACGACCGTCGTCACTGTATACCCAACGAGAGATTGTGTCCTGAGAGCGAACTGGGAGCTTCCTGATGCCAATCTTGTTGTCATTGTAAGAAGAGCCAGACTCAAATGTACGACGACGATATACTTTCTCATGAACAGAGAAGCCATACGTGTACATACTTGTTACCTCACGAATGAAGTCAGCAAAGCTGTGTTCCATATCGTTGATAACGGACTCAAGGAATTCTCCGCGAGCTTTCATTGCAGCATCTGGTTCAATCCCCAGATCAACACTCCAATCAACACGACTGATCATCATCTCAACAAGAGAGATGGCAGACTTGATTGTAGCGTCTTGGGACATTGTACGGAATGTTTTGCACGCCTCTGGGAACCTAAGTTCACGACGATTCTCTTCCGCTACATGCCCACCATATTGTTTAAGTCCAATAGCACCAATCTCACCAAGGCGAAGTCTGGGCATCGGAGCAGCTACTTTCTCAACTTTTCTCTTAGCCATTAATCCTCACCTTATCTGTAGAATGCGAATGGGTTAGTCTGTGTCATTGTTGGGACCGAGAAGTCAGGAAGATATTGTTCAGAAGACAATGCGTGGAAGGCATCAGATGTGGCGTCCACTTGGTCATCCTTAATATTCTTGCTACCGTCAAACCTTTCAAGTTCAAGTAGGTAGTCCTTCGTCCAGTCAGCCTCTACAATCTCAACGCTACCAGCTTCTGCTGTTGCAGCAAAAGGAGCGAATCGAGTGACCTTAGATTTGTTAGTTGTTTTCATACGAGCCATAAAACCATGATCTGCCAAGTCACGAATGAGCTGAGCAGCATAAGCTTTACCGGCAGCACCGGGGTCGCATGGAACGATAATTTGTACATCATCACCATCGTGTCTTGCAGTTTCCAGAATCATGTCGAATACACCACCATGACGGCGACGATCACGAACAACATCTTCAACTGTGTAGATGCCCATCTTGTTTCTGCTCATAAGAACACCAGCAGTCCAGTCAGGGTTTCGATTGGTTTCAGATTCAACAGTACCACTGATATCCCACGCTCTTACTCTCTTAATAGATTTCAGGTCACGTTGAGTCACCATGTTGCACCATTGCGATTTGAAGTATCCTGTACCTTCAGCACGTGCAAGCCAACTACCATAAAGTAGGCGAGCCTTCTCAACACGACCTAATCCTTCAAGCCAACCAACATACTCTGGCTGTGCTTTACATAGAACTGGGTTGTCGTAGACGTTAGCTGCAATGAATTTGAAGCTGAGAGGTTTAACTTGGTCTTCATGATCATGGGCTAGATGCGGCTTGCCATACTTCTCAATCAACTCAGCCTTCGTATCGCCCCACATCATCTTTCCGTCCATCTTGAGGAAGTAACGGACAATGCCGTCTCTCTCAGGAAGAGGAATTCCAGTTTCTGGATCAAGCCACCAATCCAACCAATGACGCAAGAAGCTACCATAGTCAGGGTTGCAAGTGATTTTCATGTGAGGTTTAACTTCTGGACACTTAGGGTTACGCATACGAGAAGTGAGGTATTCAACCATCATTTCTTCAAACTGCTGGCCTTCGTCCACAAGGAAGTGGTTTACTTCCCAGCCTTGGAAGTTCTCAGTGTCTTTTGGGTTTTCGAAGTGACGGAGGTAAATTCTAGCTCCGTTAGAGAAGAGGAAGTGGTGTTCTTTATCACGCCATCTTACCTTTGGATCAATCAGCTTAAAGAGTTCTTCGGCTTTCTCTTGGAGTCCACCCGGACCTTTAAGTTGTGGAGTTGTACGTCTTACCATACAACCACGGAATTTTGGATACTGGACGTGTTTAAGGAAATCCATAACACCCAGATAACTTTTGCCTGCTCCAGCAGCTCCACCGAATACGGTAATATCTGCTTCGCTATGCATGAAGTCGTATTGCTTTTTCGACTTTGGCCCGATGACGTTAGGGTCCAAGTCAAAGACCATATCGTCAGCCATTGCCTGTCCTCATTTTAGAAAGTAATAAAGGGCGACCCCGAAGGGTCATCCCTGTTTTCCTGTTAGAGAATTGCTCTCTATGTATATTATTGTACATCGGAATCGCCAGTTGTCAACCCCTAAGCATAACATTTATTGAAAATAGATGTCAAGCCTTCAATGCAGCAATAATTGCGTTGACTTTAACCTTCAATGCGTTGACCAAAGTGATGGCCGTTGCTTCGTCAGTTGCGTCTGCTGTAGTCACTGTCGTAAGGGCAGTAATAGCAGCAGCTTGTCCAGCGTCGATGAAAGCCCCAGCTTTGATGCCTTCCAGCAATCCAAGTTGTGCGATCAGTTCGTATTGTTCTGTTGGTGTTGTTAGAGCCATAGTATTTTCCTTGTAATTACGCAGCAATCGCTGCTAGTTGTTTGACTTTGATTGTCCCAGTCATTGGGATGTTTTGACTCGCATAAACAGCTACACGAATCTTAACCTCTGTGCATCCAGATGTAATTGTTGTGGTTGGGGTTTCTTGAACACCAGACACTTTAACATTACTCATCGGGAATCCATCTTGGTAACGGTCACAGCATTTAGAGTTGTATGTTCCAGAGTCGAGGAAACGGAAGTCGAGACTCACGCCAAGGCATCCAGTTAATTCAAACTCAATATCAGCAACAGCTTTGATGTTTGCAGCAAGCTTGGCGTTGGCAAGGGTAATGATCTGCTCAAAGGTGAACAGGGCTCCAGATGTTGTTGGAGTACCGCTGAATTTGAAGACTTGAGCTTCCCCAACAGTAGCAGCTTCTTTCGAGGCTACAACCGACATGCCTGTCCAAGAGCTTCCAGCAATCGTGTAACCCGTTGCTACTTCGCCTGTGGCGTTGGCAGACGCGCTCTTAGTCCCTGTGGTGCCTGTCAGCAAGGCGTTAGAGTTGATCTGACCAAACGGGTTGGTTGCAGAGTCATAAGCGCTTGTAACGCGAGGTAGGGGCACTGGAGAGGTGAATAGGTCTTGAATCTCTTTGGCGACAGCTTCACCAACGATGCGGGCACCAACTGGGTTCCAGTGTAGGCCGTCAACTGTAACAGCAGCGGTATCAGTCATCTTGTCCCAAACGTCTACAACACGCACACCAAGCTTTGGAAGGTAGCTGTTGATCCAAGCTCTCACCTGTTCGTGAATAAGCTGACGTGGGGCAGATAGGGCGTTAGCACCACCGCGTGGAGTCTCGTTAACGAATACAACAATCTTACCTGCTTGTTTCAACTTCATCACAACACCTTCGATGTTCTGTTGAGTTTGTGCAAGAGTGAAATCGGAAGTACGGTCGTTAGTAGAGATTAGGCAAATAACAATATCAGCAGCAGAGGCAATTACATCACCTACGCGAGCAGCCCACTGGGCAGAAGTGTTACCACCGACACCAAAGTTGAACGCTGGTTCAAAGAAGATACGACCACCAGAGTATTGACCAAGCCAAGAGGCGTAGCCATAGTTTTCTGTGATCTTGTTTGGAAGAGTGCCGCTAGAACAGTTTGCTGTACGACTATCACCATAAATGGCTACGTTACGTCGTAGGGGCTTGACTCCAGCACTAGAGATAAGGCCAGCAGAGATAATACCGTCAAGTCCAATAGAGGCTAGAGCTTTCAGCATATCGTTTGGTGTTAGGTTCATGGTTGTTCCTTTTTGGAATTATAGAAACAAGAAAACCCTCAAGAAGAGGGTTGTCGAGACAAGACAGACTGCGTTGATAGCACGAAGCTATGTAGAGGTGGGTCAGTTGTCTGTGTTTGGTCGCCTTTGTGGAATCGAACCACAACTTCCGCAGCTTATCCACGGTGTTTTCCATATTAAACTATCAGGCGTTATTTGGTGCGGGATTAGGGAGTCGAACCCTAGTTCCTCGGGTGGAAGCCGAGAGTATTAGACCTCTATACGAATCACGCATATCTTTGGTGGGACCATCAGGGATCGAACCTGACTCCGTGGGATTTCAATCCACCGCTTTCACCCTGTAAGCTACAGTCCCTTTATTTGGAGCCATCTATGGGAGTTGAACCCATCTATTACTGGTTTGCAATCAGCACCCTAGCCGCTCAGGCAAGATGGACATAATTTGGTGCCCCCAGAGAGATTCGAACTCTCACTGTACGGTTTCTAAGACCGCTTCCTCTGCCAGTTGGGATACAGGGGCGAATTGGGGTGAGGTGCAGTTTCGATCTGCATCAACCGGGTCACAACCGGAAGGTAGTCCCAGACTACACAGCCTCACAGTCAAGCGTGTTGCTTATTTCTTCAAGTGCTTCTTTCAATGCTTGTTGATCCATCAGTTTGTGCTTCCAAGTGAGGTGATCACAGCAGGGACAGTAACTGCCATTGCGTTTCAACCGTGCCACTCTTGGCTCTCTGATTCTAACTTTCATTCTGCACTCCTATAATTTGGTGGACCTATACGGACTCGAACCGTAAACTCCGAGCTGCAAACACGGCGTGTTCCCATTAACACTATAAGCCCATTGTATCGCGTCTACTGCCAGATGTTCCACTCCTACGCCGTAAGTGGTCGTGCTTGTGGCTGGAACGATAAGCTTGGGTATAAGCCCATATGCCACCTTTACAGTAAAATTGGTCACTCGGGGTGGAGTCGAACCACCGCCACTTCGTTCCAAACAAAGTACGCTACCGTAACGCTTCCGAGAGATAAAACATTTACATCTTAATTGGTGCTGCCTGATG